TTCATATGATTATTTATCAATTAGTAAATAATAACTACTATTATCTGATTGACTATAATTTACAACTTTCGCAGTCCGAATCGTCCTCATATATTGTTATTGGAGTAGAATTAACAATATTATTACTTTGTGTAGTTAGAATATGCTTAGAACCTGTCTTATCCAACAACGAGTAGTAAAGAGTCTTCAAACCCCATTTGTATGCTAGCATTAAATTCTTAGCAATCAGTGTACCTGGCACTTTGCCATCTTTAAAATGTTTAGGACTGTAGAATGTATTTGTACTAATGCTTTGATCAATATACACTGCAAGAACTGCAGATGTCTTCAAATAGTTAACACAATCCTTTTGTTCCCACATGAGTTGATAACGATTCTTTAGACGTTTGTACTCTGGCACGACCTGTACGAAAGATCCGGCTTTTGATTCTTTAACACTGATAAGTTCCATGGGCATTTCAATACCATTGGTACTGTTAAGAACAACACTGCTTGATTCAACCGGTGCCACGGCCATCAAGGTAGCATTACGAATGCCGTACTTGATCATACGAGTACGCAATGGTTCCCAATCTAGGCTAGGTGTAAAGTCAGTTAGTTCGTTAACACCCGCTGCACGACGTTCCCAAGGAAATACACCCTTACCATAGTAAGTGTACTGGCTACGCCCGCATGGCCCACGCTCTTGGGCAAGCTCAACACTTGTTTCAGTTAGGTAGAATGCTTGATGTTCCATCCAACGTTTGACTTCTGCTAATGCATCAGCTTCACCGTATTTAAAACTCTTACGTGCATGCCAGTAGGCTAAGTTAGTAATGCCCACACCTAGTGGCTCAAAATCTGTATTAGCTAACTTGCTTTGTATGCTTAGGAAATCCTGATAGCTTAATAAGTTGCTTAGGCTACGAACTAATACACGACATGCCTTGCGCATTTCTTGCGGGTTACGGAATGCTCCCCAATTTATGCTGCCAAGAGTGCAAAGAGCAATTCGCCCCTCATGATCTTCAATTCGTTGGAAAGGACGGGTGGGTAAAAGTATCTCTTGGCATAGGTTTGATTGATATATGGGATCAATAGTTGTATCAAACGGACCTTGTGCGATGACGTTGTCGATGTTGACAAGGTATATGCGCCCAGTATCAGTCCTTTCTTTAAGGATTCCATTTTTGAATATCTCATCTGCTGATACGATTTTCTTTTTAATTGTCGGATGCTTCTCATAGTTTAGATATAGTTGTTCAAATTCTTCCGTGCTGCGATAGTAGGCCTCGTATAGGTCCGGAACATCGTGCGGATCAAACAGGCTCATTGTTTCACCACGCTTGTAACGATTCCAAAACATTCTATTGACCACTACTGAATAATCCATTTGACGAACACGGGTTTCTTCAGTACCTTGATTGTTCTTTAATACAATCAAATCTTCAAACTGATAATGCCAGATGGGAAAAGTTACTGTACATGATGCATTACGAATCCCACCTTGACTGCATGATCTCAAATCTGCGAACCATTTCTTCAAGAAAGGTATCATTCCAGTATGCTTGATCTCACCGTTGCGAATTGGGGCACCTAACGGTCTGATTCTGCCAATTTCCAGGCCAATTCCGGCACGTTTTGAGGCATATTTGGCCATCATTTCGCCGCTAGCAAAGATACTATCCAGAGTGTCATCACTGCTGATCAATACACAAGAGCTAAATTGCTTAGTGGTTGTTCCAAGTCCAGCCAAAACTGGTGTAGCCAATGTAAAATGTCCTGCGCTTGCACATTCATAATAATCCTTTACCCATTTTAATCTAGTTTCTTTTGGTTCATTATGGAACGCAGTGGCGGCGGCAATAGCATAACGCACTTGTGGAGTTTCAAAAATTTGTCCAGTAGCACGATTCTGTACCAGATACTTTTCTGATAACTGTGCAATAGCAGCATAGGTATATTCTTCGTCTTTGTCGTGATCAATGAATAGGTCAATAATATTCCATTCTGCTTCTGTATACCAATCTAGCAATTCACTAGTATACATACCTAGCTCGACATTCTTTTTAACAATCTCGTATAATGCTGGAGGTGTATATTGTCCGTATACTTCTTTGCGTAGCATACTGACTTTTTGTCGACCTGCAACCTGCTGATAGTTGATGTTATTAATTTCTGGATTTTCAGTTTCGTCAATCAAATCCACCATAGCCTTAAGCAGCAGTTCGTCGATTGTTTTTGTGGTCATACCGTCGTGGATTTCAATTTGGGCTTTGATTTCAATCATACTAGGGCTAACGCCGTCTATGCCCTTGCATGAATATGCCACCTGTCTCTGTATCTTCTCAATATCGATGGGGACACGATTCCCATTACGTTTTACCACTGTAATCATTATTCTAACCTTTTTATTATTCTAGATGATATTTACCTAGGACTCGAAACTTCTATTAGGTTTTCAAGTTTAAATCCGTCATTTATTTCCAATGCAGGGATTGGACCATTATCGTTGTAGTTTATCACCCAAGAATCATCGACGTATATTAGATTATACTCTCTAGTTCTATTAGAGTCAACGAGGGTTTTAAGTTCTATCTTTGAATTCTTATATTTGTTTGTCAATTTTAAAGTCCATCCTATCATTAAGGCTTTGGTAAAATCGTCGTACTTGTTATTTTCGATTATTTCCCAAGGTGTTGGCCAACTTTTTTGATAGTATGGATCTATATTTTTGTTAAGTGGAACAAACGGAGCGCGATGCCAAAAATCCCAAACATCTTGCAAAGGATCAGTTGACTCGTCTAGTTCTCGTCTATGTGTTATCCACTCTGTTAGTCTTTCGTCTACAGGTTGATTAAACATATGTTAAAGCATTAATAAAGTTTGGTATTCAAAAGTGGCATTTGCGCTGCCAGTAAATTTTAATTGGATTTCGTAAAATGTATTTACAGGATTGGAAATAACATTCCATGCAGTTGTTCCTTCTCCAGTGGTGTATGTGTAGTCGTCAGTCACGTTACCATTTTGAAGATGTACAGTGAGCGTCCCCATTCTATCAACTCCCGCAGTATATTCAAACAAGTTATATTTGATAACTAATCTCTGTGTATATCCCGTCGTAGGTAATCTTAAAACAGGAGTAAATACTTCGTTAGTTAATCCAATACTCTTAACTTCGCCGTTATCTATAGCCGCTCGGCCTTCAATCAACGGAAAATAAGGTTGTACTGATTGAATGTTTTGCATTTGATATTCTTGTCTATCAAACCAATCATTTTTACTAATATTACCGTCGGTTAAGAATGTAACAACAGCAGTGCCGGTAGTATTTCCTCTTATACCATATTCCCCGCAGTTGTAGAATTTGTTATTCATACTAACATGATTAGTTTCAAGACCAGACCCACTCTCACCGCTATATATTGCCTGTTGTTCAGTATTTTCAAATCTGTTGTTTACTATCCTTGCAAATCTAGGACCGACATCTGCCGATGCATCTTTAATATCGTTAAAAGATATACCCCTAACTGAATTCTTAAATTTAGAATTTTGAATTACGGGGCTTGGAATGTCGTAGTTTGATTTAATACAGTGATATAGTCCGTCAAATTCGCAGTTATCGATTAGTATATTTTCAGACGATGCCTGCATGGAACCATATCCTCTAATATCAATACCGCTATATCCTGTTGTTGCGGCATCGCCAGTAGCATGTGCTCCTGCAATTTTAACATCTCTAAGTATAGCATTTTCAGAACAATCTAAACTTATAAGACTCTGCGCATTATCTTTAGCTACAGTGGGATCATATTGAATTGTCATCCCTTGAAGATGTAGATAATTAGGCTGGGTAACACCTGATCCAATTCCAATTTCAAAAGTGACTCTTGCAGAGCCAATTGCATTACTGGGATCAGAATCAATAGTTTGGAAAGCGTGACTAGCATTGGATATTAAATTAATAATAGTTTTACCAACGCCTTCTCCAATTATAGTAGTATATCTAGGAACAAATATAGCGGTGTCGATGTTATATACGCCTGCTGGTAATATTAAAATTTTAGCGGAATATTTTCCGTAGTCACTAATTGTTTTTAGAGGGTCAAGGAATAGGTTATCGACTGCTACTTGTATCAAGGCTGATGCAACTTCTGCACCACCGTGCCCCACTACACCAAAATCTTTAATGCTAACAATGTCGTCTGCTTTGATTCTTATAGGTCGTTCAACTGCTTGTCCACCATACGTTCCTGCAGTAATGGCAGGCACAGTATCACTACGATAGGAGTAATTAGCGTCCATCGTAGTGAATAAGTTATGTACATCGTTTTCGGTTAGAATCCTAACATTAGCATCTCTTGCACCACCATCTTCTCTGCGTAGACCAATATATAAATGTTCAGTGTCGGCAGCCCATGCAAATTCACCACCTGCAAGGGTAGGTACACCTGTTTGATTCTCTTGTCCTCTTCGAACTTGTATTCGTGATATTGAAACAACTGCCATAATATATTCCTTCTATGGAATATTTATGCGTTTATGAATCACTTATTCAGAGCGTAGTATTCTTCCACTTTAGCAAGCCACATGTCTTGATATTTGTTAAAGTTTTCCGGAAGTAGATCAAATTGTTGATATTGCAGATCTCTACTACACATAAAAATAACCCCACGTTTGATATTGGTACCGTAGACTTCATTATGTGCAGTAGCATATGCTGCTAGTTGTAGGTAGTAATCTTCTACCCATTCTGCTTTTTTGGGTTTGTTTGTTTGCTTGTGATCGCAAATTGCAGGTTGATTATCATATACGCCCACTAAATCAGTAGTACCTGAAAATAATCCCGGACAATACAAGCTCTGCTCCATTGCCCATACTTCGTTCATTTTACTTAGGCCGTTTTCAATAATAACATCTGCCATTTTGTTAGCTTGTACGTGTACAGGGTTATTACCAGGCTGACGTTGTTCACCAATTAAGAAACGTTCCAAGTTGGCATGCATGGCCGTCCCCACTCCGGCCGCCTCTGTAGTAATTTGCTGTGCCTTTTCGTGACCAATTCTGTTGCGCCATTCGTTCAGCGCGGTCATATCTTTAGTAGCACTTAGAATAGTTGTGACACTGGGAAGACGTTCACCATCTGGAGTTAGATAAACTCGTTTCCTAGTTACAGGATCATTAACTTGTTTACAGTTTTTATATTGGTATCGTTCAATGAACGGAGGAGGGGTGTAGATATTCATAACGTTAATTATAACACTATGAATATGCTAGGTCAAATATCTGGTTTTAATTTTTTTGCGTTTCTGGATGCCATTGCATCTAGTGCTGGACTTGAGCCGGCCTGCGCTGCTTGATCTTGATTTGGATTTGTTGCATTAGTTTTAAGTAATACAGAGCCGTCATCTAAAATATCTGCAATAACATCACCTGCTGGATCTACTGCATTTTTAAGTGCGATTAATCCATCTGGTGTGCTTATGCCTAACCCATAGGGTTTTAGTATATTCATCACTACAGGAAATGGCAAAGTCGACGGTTGATCTGATTTGTTTGCCTGTCCTTGAAGAACAGCTAGAACATCTCTAGCTGATCCAAGGTCTACTTCAAATAATCTCATTACTTAGATAGTGATTTCATGATGTTGTGTGATTCAGCTAGCTTTTGAGCAAACTGGCTTTCACGCATCTCACGTCCGGTTGTGCCCATACCTGCTGCCGCATCACTTGCACCAAACTCGTCACCAGCCGGATTCATTTCATCAGGAGCAGCCATCTCTGGTGGCATTTCACCACCAATATCACCGCCCATGCTTGGTTCCATACCCATAGCTGCATCAGGAACTGCTTCACCTGCCAGTGCTGCAACTGCACCACTTACTGCTTCACGTTGCTGTGTTAGTGTTTCAAGTGTGGCGCTCAGTGCTGGTCCAACTGTCTGCTTGAATGCCTCTGCTTCGGCAGCACCAAAGTCTGCTTTAATAGCATCGGCCAATTCAATCATGGTCTTAGTTTGATATTGACCGACACGTTGCATCCAGCTGGTAAAGTCGTTAACCATATCGCCGGCACTGGTAATAGCTTTGGCTTTACCTTCTTCGTCTTCACTTAATAGATATCCAATGCTTTCGTTAACAAAACGAACATTGTGTTTGAAGTTCATGATTGATTCTTTCATGCTTGACTTTTTATCTTTTTTACCTGCACGTAAAGCGGCGAAGTCGCTCTTTTCTAATTTACCATTGTGATTAACATCAAGTTTGGTTTGTTTACCTTTCAATGCTTCCATAGTACTCATGCACTTTTTGCAATTGCAACTTTTAGGATGCTTCATTCCTTCTTTAACTTCATCACCTGTACCATCATCACGGTCGGCGCCATGATTGCTACTGTGACGAGTAACATTGCCCTTCCATGCTGGTAATTTGATATCGTTGGCTTTAGATGCTTTCTTCTCTGCAGAAGTTTTAGAAGCTTTTGATGCCTTAGCTGGCTCGTCTTGAGTCTTTCCGTCCCACTTGTTACCGTAGCCTTTAGCACCAGCTTTGTGAACTGTTCCGCTAGCAGTCTTAGTAGCAGTACCACCACTGGATGTTTTCTTTGATTGACCAGTTTTTAATTCTGGAGCATCAGCCGGACGCTTGTGTGCAGTGAATGCATTATCTTCTGCAACTTTCTTATCTTTAACGGCTTTCTTCATTGGCTCTGTCTTGTTGCCATCTTTGTCCATGTCTAGAAAGTCTGGTTTAGATTTTTTAGCGTACTTAGGAGCCTTGACTCCTTTTTTGGCTTCGCTTAGTTCAAGCATTTTATCTCTTAAGTTTTTAATATTTTCGCCTAGCATTTCTTTAATCCTTGTATTAAGCAAGTCCAACATGGCCTTGTCTTTTTGATATGTCTCATTTGTTAGCAAGTCGTTAACACCTGCACTTCCTTCTTGTTGGAATACACGAGTGCGTAACTTATTACGCATATCTTCTAGTTGTTCTCTAGAATAGTTTTCTAATTTAACATTAACACCAAACATTTTGTTCATGTTTTCGTTAAGTTTAGCACTGGTTACTTGAGTGTTAAAGTCACTTGTTTTCATAGTCGTTCCAAAAAGATTGTTAATATTATTTAGTTAAATTGCATAAGTTTGTTAAAACTTCGCATAACTGTTTTCATATATTGTTCTTTTTTTTGTCTAGAAATTTTTGATTTAGTAAACATGACATCTGCTCTATCTAGCAAGTTAGATTGAATATTTTTTTCAGCTAACTTGGTATGCAGTTCTTCATCAAACAATGCATAGCCATATGCGGTATCAGCGTTGACTATTTCATCTTCTACATATTTTCCCAAAGCTAGTCTATTTGCTACCACTGCTGCGGTCTGTGGCAAATTGATTCTATCTATAATGACTTCTTTTTCAAAGTCCATTATACAATAAAATCCATCTTTCTTACGTTTAATTGAGTAATTGCCTACTTTGATAATGCCGTCTTTACCTTTGATAGGTACTACTATGCCCTGTTGTAGTAGTTTTGATTTGGCATCTTTGCTTAATTGTTCTATTTTTGAATAGACATCATTTGATAACTGTTTCATCTAGCTGCTTTATTAAAGTTCTGTTATCTTTACTTATCGAGTAAAGTCCCTTGCGTACAAGGTTTTGAGCAAGCCATTGATCGTGCTCGTCTAAACTAGTAATAGTCACACTATTTTTATGTCTGCGTATAAATGATTGTTCTTCGTTGGTTAGAACAATATGCATCCCTGACAGCAGCTGGCCTATTTTCATACAGTCGATTGTTGCATTTGCTGCTGCATCTGCTGTTGTTTTTGTTTCAGTCCTACAATCTGTGCTGCAATCTTATCAAGATCAGACATTGTATCTTTCATACCTTGTTGCATAGCAGGTTGTCCCATAGGTTTTCCTGTAGATGATTGGTTGCCCAATGTAGGAGCAGGAGTTGTGTTTGGCTGTTGTCCAGGCTGTGCTGGAGGTTGAGGTGGAACTGTCGGTTGTTGTCCAGGCTGTGTTGGAGTTGTAGATTTCGGTAACCCGTCTGGGCTAACCTGTCCTGTAGTAGACCCTATAGGAGTTACAGCTTCTAACAGTTCTTGTATTTTCATTACTTGATTAAGGTTGTTAATTTGTCAGCATGGGCAGTTACCCATCCAAGTGTGGCTATTGCCCCAGCAGATAGATAAACCCATTTTTGTTTGAACTGTTCGAGTTCTTTAATTTTCTTACCTAAATCTTCATGTTGTTTAACACTATCAGCACTCATTTCTTTTAATTGTGCTGCTAGTAAGTCGCGAGTATTATCTAAACAATCATGCATGTCTTTAACATCTGATTTAAGATTGTCAATCTTTTCTTCAATGTTATCTACTTTTGTTTCTAATATACTAACACGCTCAGGCACCGTTGCAAGTGCAATTCTTGATCCAGCCATTTAAGGTCTCCTTTAGAGTTTACAAATAATACGTTGCCTAAATGTTGCCTTTAATTGCCTTGATGATGGTATTCTTAGAAAGACTATCTGTTAGATCAAAAATAGCCTTCTCAATATTTATCGTTTCAGTTAGTTTTTTGATAATCGGAACTTCGTGTACATCGTTAACTAATTCTTTTATTTCATCAACTCCATTTGAATAGACACCTGCTCTGTCTGGGTTAAATCTAAAAGTCCATACTGCATGTTTACCTTTAAATTTTGATCCAAATCCCAAATCTTTAATATCTATTACTTCCTTGTCAGGCGAGAACTCGTATGATATATTTGATCTAATTTCTACACATTGTTTTAATGTGGTAAAATTTCTGTGTTGATCGTGCGCTAGTGCCGATCCTTGATTGGGTCTTGATACCTTTGTTTCAGTAATATCTATTAAAGTTTTAATTTCGATTGTTTGCATAATATACCTATATAATGTATTTATAGTCAAAAGAAAAGGGAGTCAAAACTCCCTTTCTCTATCTTAATTAGATATTAAGCGAATGTGAATGTACCGTCACTGTTTAAAACAGTAGATGTAGTAATAGTATAATTACCAGCTGCGCCACCAACTGTAGCGACTAGTGCATCTTTCAATGCTCCCATTACGCCAGATGTAGTTGCGCCACCGCCTGTATTGAATGTCGGTTGATCAACCATTACAGTGATGTAGTCGTCGTCTGATGCAATAGCAGATGCCCAGGTAACGCTACCTAATGATTGAAATGCCTTCATTGCAAGTGAATAACCACCTTCGGTGATTGCACCTGTTGTGGCGTTAACTGTGTCTGCTGTGAAAACGTTTGCTCTGTATGCTCTGACAAACATTGGTGTATAACCAAAGAATGCGCCTGCGGCTACTTGGCCGTGTACTTTTAATGCTCTTGTTGCCATTTTAAAATCTCCTAATCTTTTGTTTAAGTTTCCCTATGAAACTTGTTATAGTTTTATTTATCTTATTTGGAAAAAAATTACTCAAATGGCCTACTAATCGTCGTTTTTGACATCACCTTCTATAATCTTAAGATGGCGAGCAGTTTCTTTATTATCTCTTAGTTTACGTATACTGCGAGTAAATTTATTAGGATCACTAGCTTTAATACTGTTAATAAGTCTACGTTCTAATTCATACGCATCTTCGGGAGAGAAATTTTCTTTAATTAACGTTAATAAATTAATAGCACTGTCAATTACATGGGTGGCTCTACTCTCAATAATGGCTTCGGTATTCTTTTTTTCCGAAATAGAATTAAGTTCTTCTAATATGCTGCGAGTGGCTCTTTTCAAGATAGTATCCTTGTTGTGGTATTTAGTAAATTATAGCAGATCGCTTTGGGAAAACACAATCTTGTAAAATTGCTGCGGCCGCAGCATAATATATAAATACTTTACTCAGTAGTAACCATGAGAGACTTCTGAGAATATTTTACATACAAAGGAAAATAAAATATGTTAAACCAATTAGCTGAATACTTCCACAAGTTGTTTCAGAGTTTTGAAAAACCACAAACTTACGGATCTGCACTAGAGGAATATATCGTTAGAAATGCACCACAAAATTCATGTGATGTAGATCGCCTTACTCGTCAATTTGATTTACAACAATCAGGGCGCGGCTGGTAATCATGAAAGTTATACTAAAATCAATTTATAACTTTTTAGAAGACGTTGGTCGTGTTCGTGCTGCTACATATTTTGCACAGCGCGGAGATCATGCCGGTGCTCAACGAGTTATGATGGAAGACTTTAAGGGGTGGATATAATGCTCTACTGGTGGCCGGTCTCTAACGAAGAATGGGAACAGTTAAATTACCCCGAGCGTTTTAAAACAAAGTGTTCGTAACAGTTGCAATATAAATATCGATGCAGTATACTTTACTACTAGACACATACACAAGGAAACAAATATGTTCACTCCAGACTTCTATATACATTTAATTCAATCAACTAAACGAGGCCTAACAGATAAGATCATTACAGATCCTGTACTTAATAAGGCAGCACACAGTTTCATTACTGCTCAGACACAATTTGCTATAATGCTAGCAAACAATTTTGCTGAGATTGCCAAATACTCTACAGATACTATTACTAACAAATGGTTTCCTAAGAAAGAAGTAGCCCGGGCCGAGGCTACAACGAGCGATACTGCTCCTGCCCAAGACATACACACACAAGGAGAATAATATGTCAACAACACCAAAACTACCAGAAGTTAAATTTAACAAAAATGGTTATGAGATCCGTACGGATATCTTGGCAATGGCCAAAGACCTAGTACAACAAGATTTTCAGATCAAATTTGCAGGATGGCAAATGACTGCCATTAAAGACGAAAAGACTGGTCAAATTGTTACTACAGTTGGTATGCCGGAAGTTCCAGGACTTGATAAAGTGTTAGAAACAGCAGAACGAATGTATGGATTTGTTAATGCTGGTAGCACTACATCGAAGAAATAATATATATAATTATAATATAGGACGTAGTCCAAAAGCCCCGGCATTAGAATCGGGGCTTTTTTACGACTGATTAGATAGGACGGCTACGCAAGAATTCAGGATAGCGTTTATTAAAGTGACGCATAACAACTCCAGCTATCTCATGTGCTTGATTTTCTTCTGGACTACCAGTAGCACCACTTTCATCATTGAGTTCATTCCTAATGTCCTGACGATAATGTACCAGCTCATGTGCTACTGTTCTAAGAATATCTACAGGGTGACGATTAAGTATTGCCACGTGTAGAGTTTTCTCGCCGTTAACATACATGCCAAAACTGGGCTGACTGCCTGTATGTATCTCAGGTTCAAAGTCCATCTTGGGAAGACTGTTAATCTCTAATATTTCCATGGCCAAGGGTAGGAACTTTTTGAACATGTCAACAAATGTTTCTCGAGATTCCTTACCTTCAAATAATAGATCTTGAATTTTCATGCGCCACTCCAAGTTGCATACAGGCCAGAATTAAGTTCACCACTGCCATATATCTTAGATAAGGATGTCTTAACGTGGGCTTCTAATTCTTGTCCGGTTGTGCTAGGTTGAACATCAAACGCAAAAAATGTTTCTCCATTTTCTGCCCGGCCAATATGTTCGCCGCCCAGTTGCCCCATGACTATATCAATATTACGAGAATTTAGATCATAAGTTTCTAAACCAACATACCCCTTCATGTCAACGCCGGGTATACTGGCAAGGCTGACCCAATTTTTACGACCACCAGGTGTTTGCATACTGCCCGCAACCAGCGGCAATTTCATGATAGTTAACACAATGCCATACAATGCTTTGGCAATTCCTCGACCGCGATAGTCTTCATCAACAGTAATAGTATCAACTCTTACTGCGTTAGGTAATGGGAAATGGCTTGTCCTTGTGTCCGCTGGTGTAGTTAAAAGTTTGCCAATTAATTGTCCAGGAGTGTTTAATGCTCTTTTATTGGCATACTCCCAATATTGAACTCTTTCGTTATATGACCCGTCTGACTCTCGCGGCTTTTTAACTGGTGGTTGTGTCGCTTTGATATAGTCTGGTCCTTTTGGATCCCATATTTGTATATCAGTGCCATACTGCCCAGGCCCTATAGTATACAAAAATCCACTGCCGCCTGGCAACTCTTTTGTAACATCAGATTTAAACTGAGTGGGCACATATAGTGACTTTTTTCCACCGGTATATTCAGCAGATGGAAGTTTTTCAATTGCCTCTTGAGTTTCAGCTAATAGTTCAGTTATTCGCATTGTGTATTTAGTGGGAGTTACTTTATCTCCCGTCAAGTACGCCTGACAGTTCAATTGCGCGGACGCCTGTAACGAGCAAGCTCGTTTCCGTGACGACAACGGATCCTAAGGTGGATTCTATACTGGACTATATGGATTACGAAATCTATCGTATCCATTGTCCTCCGGATATACCGGGTATTCGTTATACATTATTGACACCAACTTTGTTTAGCATCGCCGTAGTACTCGCGGGCAAATCCATTAGTGATCAGTTGGGTACGTAGGCTTTGACCATTTAAAATAATATCACCCAATACTCGTCCACCGAACTTATCCCATCCATACAATATTACTTGTCTGTGTTGACTGGCTTGAACAAGATTCTTAGTAAAAACGCTAGCAGCTTCTCCCCGTTGTTTTTCACTATCGCATTGACCGCGGAAACTTTTTTCAGGAGTATCTACCCCGTAGATGCGTACTGCAAGTTCTGGTTTAAGAGGCGCTGGTAGAAAAGGTGCGGCAATCACCACTGTGTCGCCATCAGTTACTCTTAGAATTTGTGCATCATATGTCATGCCTGTAGGTGTCTTTTGTGCAAATGCTAACAAGGGAATTGCTAACAACAATAATAGAAATTTTTTCATAATAGTTATCCTTTAACTACTATTATTTATATTATCTACGTACAAAATGGTAATCGCCATCTGGCCCATTGTTACTAAACAGCCCCAAACAATCATAACCTATAGTATTCATGTATGCAATAACATCATCACGTAGCGGAGCACCTTTATTATATTCAACTATTTGCAACTCTAAAATAATGTGTTTGGCAGTTTTTAATGTTTCTTCTGCACCTTTGAGAATATCTAATTCTGCTCCCTGTACATCCATTTTAATTAAATCAGGTGCCGAGAACTTTTTTAAACGTGCTACTGCATCAAGAGTAGTAGTTGTTAATTTACGACGATGTGATTCATTAAAATACTTAGGTGCTTCTGGATTGACTTCTTCGTTTTCTCGATAGTAGCTATTGCCCCCGGGGTGATAATCATTCTGATAAAACTCAACTTCTTTTCCACTTTCATCACTTAGCAGACCTATGTGATAACAAAGACCTCGTTCTTTATATAAGAATTCGCTACTGTCCATTGCTTCAAATACAACATATTCAGCATCGGGCCATATACGCTGAGCCTCATTAGTCCAATGTAACACACAGGCTCCTACATCGTAAATGACCTTAGGTTCAAATCCTGATGCTTTTAATTTAGTTAAGTAATCAACATGATCTTTGGGAATTAGACGTTGACTACCTAGCTCTCTTAGACGAGCACTGATATCAATTTCTGGAGTTGTGTCTATTACATGTATAGTAGTATCTACATTAAATGTAAAACTACCGGTGTGTCGACACAATATGCTAGGATCGGCCCAAATTTTGAATCCTTTATTACGTGCCTGTTCACAGAAATAAACATCTTCAGATATTGTTTCATTATGACTGATAGCACTATGATATTTAAATTGAGGATATCCTATTGCTTGCATTACTTCTGCTTTAACTAGTACACATCCAAATCCGCAACCTGCTACTTCGACTAATGATCGACCTTTTAATTTTCCATAGGGCATTTGAGCAACTCCCCCTTGCAGAGTATGTTCATAAATTTCAAGTATGTGTTGTCCGGGTATCCTTTGTATATATAAACCACTGACAATATCTTTATCATGTGCTAGTAATTTGATTAATGTATCTGGAGAAAATGCAATATCACTGTCTACTGAAAACAAATAATCATATCCCCTAACAACCCAATCTGCTATTAAATTACGCACCTGGTCAACATTGTATCCATAAAAATATTGAAAATCAGTTTCATATCCATCGGGTACTATGAGATCATAGATGCTTTTAAAAGTATCAGGTTCAATATTACGTGCTGTAGGAATTGCTATTAGGATTTTTTTTTTGGGTTGATTCATTTTTTTAATAATCTCTTGTGCATTTTGATTTTGTTCTTCAGCGTTGACTTTATAATCATTCAACGGACTTGCATCGTTGTAATTATATACAATATCTTGTAAGCACTTTACCTTATTAGGATCTGCCGCTTCTATCAATGCGTAGAATACGCTGCCATCACCGCCGGCTCGATACCAATTACCATCAGAATCTTTAAACTCACTATCATCTACATTATTCAATAATGATTTCTTAAATGTTCGCAGATGCGTATAGGGTAAGATCCAATTAAAGTGATGACTTCTATATGACTTATTTTGTTTAACAATATTAGGATATGGTTGACTTATCAATGGGATATTATCAACCATACTCCAGCATGATCCATACGTAAATTCTGTTGTGCCGTCATATGTAGAATTGTAATAAGATAAAACTGTATTATCATTAATCAAACTATCATCACCATCTAATAGCATAACAATAGTATCGTCGCCGACTAAAGACCTAATGTTTTGTATTTGGTTCCTAACTGCACCTAAATTTTCATTATTTGCAATAACTGTAAAGTTTTTACGTATATTGTCGGGTAATTTTGATAATGTTTCTAGAATAACATTTATTGTATTATCAGTACTAGCGTCATCAATCAAGTAATGGTGATAATTATCGTAATCTTGTATTGCTACGCTGGTTATGCAACGTTCAATATATTCTGCACAATTATAAAAAGGGCTGAAGATTTCTATACGTTGTTCATTACCTAATTTGTAATCTTCTAATTCAATAGTATTATGAAATTTACGATTCCATACCTTATGTACTCTCCGATTAATCTTTGATACTGCTCTATACTCATCTCTAGATAAATATTTTCCTAATTTTTTAACTATTAACTGTTTCCATTGTAATGCAACAGTATCCCACCCTGCAATGTCCTTAACTATATTGCAATAATATTGTTTTTGTTGATGCAGGTATCTATTATGGTATGCCTGCACCGTTAGTTCTACAAACTTATCGACTTGTTGTTCAGAATTAATATCCGGAAACAGACCATTGGGCTCAATAGCATAATCGATATGGTAACAGGCACCCTCTAGGGCAATTTCTTCTAGTGCTCCAAATCTACAGGTAATTATGGGAGTATTATATAATAAACTTTCCAAGGATGAAATACCAAATGTTTCCGGAAATGCCGCAGGATAGATCATGTAGCTGGCATTAGATAATATATCAGCTATTTCTTTCTGTGATATAACACCTGTGTATTCTATTCCTAGATCGACGTTTCTAGGATCTACACTCATTGCTCGCCAATCTTTTTCTTGTGCGTCTGGTTCAGAATTTTGACTGAATCTGTAGTATCCACCTATAATTTTTAATCTAGCATTGGGTAGTTTTGCCTTTACTCGTGGCCAGATTAAATTAACTAAGGGAATCATACCTTTAGTAACACTGGCATTGTATACAAACAAGTTGGGATCTTTAGATCTGATATCTACTTCTGTTTTATAATTACGTGCGCCATTTCGTGTAATGAATAATTTATTCTTCAGCACTTCAAAGTTACGCCTCTTTCCGTGATGACAGTTGGCAACGTATGTTAGATGAAAATCACTAAGTGTAAATACGTCAGTGATGCGATTTGATAAGGCAAGTTCCTCAATTAGATTGTCGCCTAGACAAAAAGTATCATGCATCCAAAGTATACGCATCTTGGCTTTAGATAAAATCCTATCATATAAATTCATGCCCTGGAATGGCATTGCTCTACCATCGCCTAGTCTGGGATAGTCATTGGGATCAGTAAATGGTATTACTGTTCTTGAGCTTATTACGATCTCAAACTCGTGGTCTAATGCTAGATCTTGAAGTGGTCGATATTCAATTCCATTATAATTGCCTGCATGTGCGTGATCTATACCACAACTATTAAAAATAGTAACCGTAAAACCAATAGCAGTTAGTTCTCGGGCAATTAAAATAACTGCACTTTCACTGCCGCCTACTCCTTGGTTGTCTATAGTGGTATCATCGTAGGGTATACCAATAATGTCTATAATAGCAATTCTCATATACTATTAATTATACATTCTTTGTCTACAGTATTAAAGATTCTGAAATATATTAATAATATTCAACACCACTGGCCAACACAGTGTAGGCATTGGTACCAGTGGCCACAAGAGTCACGCTGATCACATCTGTTCTATTGGCAGTGACTGTGGCGGTGCTACCACCCAACCAACGTATAGTTTGAGTAGTACCATTTACACTAACTGCATTGGCCACATAGGCAGTACCACCTTGTACCAATATCAACTTGCTAACATAGACATAATTAGCACTAGTGGGCACATTGCTAAATGCCGCTGTAAAATTGCTAGTCATGCCCGTAATATAAAATGTAGTGCCCGTATTGAAATTCAATGCAGCAGTAGCGCCGGGACTTGCCAATGGCACCATGACCTCTTGAGTCTGTTTCAGAGTTGTAGTTCCGCCGACTACTAAATTGCCGCCAATACCAACACCGCCCACAACTTGTAAAGCACCCGAATTAGTTGATGTTGATGAAACAGTACTAGTAATTGTAGCAGTATTACCAATATATACAGATCCGCCAATACCGACACCGCCCACAACTTGTAAAGCACCCGTGGCAGTTGAGGTAGCGTTAACTGCGCTAGTAATTGTGGCAGTATTACCGATATATACAGATCCGCCGATGCCTACCCCTCCACGAACTTGAAATGCACCTGTGGCAGTTGAGGTAGCGTTAACTGTGCTAGTAATTGTAGCAGTATTACCAATATATACAGATCCGCCAATACCGACACCGCCCACAACTTGTAAAGCACCCGTGGCGGTCGATGTTGATGTCACCGCGCTGTTTACAAGAATACCAGCTGCTGTGATAATACTATATGGGTTTGTAATAGTTACATTAGTACCAGCTACAGGTGCATTGATAAACACAGTACTATAGTTAGTAAACGTAACTGCGTTGCTGGCTGCTATAGTGTTGCCGCCAAAATTATTACTGTAGGCATTGGCTACGGTACCAACACTCGATGTATCAGTTAATGTAGCTGCTATTGACACATGTCTAATACCACTTGTAGTCCAAGCAGGAGCAGATATATTACCAGAAAATATCAAACTACCACTGGCCACATAGTGATTAGTAGCTGTTACATTACCGCCAATATATACAGATCCGCCGATGCCAACTCCGCCAACTACTTGTAGTGCGCCCGAAGTTGTACTAGTTGCATTAGTTGTATTTGTGACTGTAGTGATACCTACAATATTAGCATTGCCACCTATATATGTATTGCCGCCAACTCCTACCCCTCCACGAACTTGTAATGCACCTGTGTTAGTAGATGACGCATTAGTGGTATTTGTTACTGTAGTAATACCTGCAATATTAGTAGTTCCGCCAACATATAAATTGCCACCAATACCCACGCCACCGACAACTGTTAATGCACCTGTGGTAGTTGATGTCGAAACAACATTACTTGTAATGGAGGCCGTAGTGAATCTGCCAGATGCTGCTGTAGTAGCACCGATTGACATGTTGTTGATTGTGCCAGTGGTTGCTGTGCTGACCAATGTGATTTGATTAGCGGTAGCTGCAATTATGCCATCAATGCCAGTTAAACTTAACTGAGCATTTTTGCCGGTACTGGTGTTGCCAGTTGCTATATATATAGAACCGTTTGGTCTTGATATTTTAGATCCAATAAAAACAGCACCAACACAACCACTAGCCTGTCCACCTGTTATATTAACATCGCCGGCAGTTACTCCATTACCATATCCACCTGTTATATTAACATTACCAGAGGGAGTGTTAGGACCTTCATTACAATAATAGCCGGCGCCGCCTTCAATATTAACTGAATAACCAGACCCCGCTGTTATATTAGCACTACGTCCAGGGTTGAGATTAAGATTACCGGAATAACTACCTATTATTAGGTCATTACCACTATATATTGATCCGCCGCCAACATATAATTGGCCCAGCGTGCAAATGTTGCCATTAGCCACAAGGCGGCCACCAACATTTAAGTTGCCACTAATACCAACACCGCCATTAACAATTAATGCACCGGTGTTGGTACTATATGAGGTAGTACCACGGTCGCCAACAGTAACAACGGTAGAGCCAGGGCTATCTTGTAGCAGTATATTTCCGTTGTATCCCGATGGCGTTCCTGATCCACTGCGAATATAAACATTACCAGCCGAATACCCATAATTAGTGTTATCGGCGGCAGTGATATACACACTGCCCGAAATGGTGAATACGCAAGTGGCAGTGGCTACACCAGCAGTAACAAAAACATTGCCGCCTGCGCCAAAACCCTGACCGGCAGTAATATTAATGTTACCGCCATCGCCAGTGTATGCACCTGTTCCTGCGGTGATATTAATTGCTCCGCCGCTACCGGGCCCAGTAAACCCAGAGTAACCAGCATCACCTGCTTTTAGATTTATAGCTCCGCCAGCAGCAGTGCTATTACCGGCAAAACCAGCAGTGATATTAATAGCACCCGGAACATCATTAGTGGGTGTAAAACTAGTAGAGGTGCCAACATTGCCTGCGGTAATGTTAATTGTTCCGCCATTTCCGCTAAGACCTGTTGGACTACCGGCTGTTAAATTAATCGGAGTGCTGGTACCGGTATCAGCATATGAATTTATATTAAATGCTGTAACGTTTGCACTAGTGAATCCCCCACCAACATATAATGCGCCGCCTACGCCAACTCCCCCAGTAACTACTAATGCTCCAGTAGTTGTACTTGTTGAACTTGAAGTATTTGTAATATTAACAACTTGTGCTGTGGTACCTGTAAAACTTCCAACTGATCCAGTATATCCAACAGTACCTGTTGAACCAGTATAGCCAATAACACCTTGAGTACCAGTTGACCCAGTATAGCCAATTATACCCTGCGTACCAGTTGATCCAGTATAGCCAATAACACCCTGTGTACCGGTTGAACCAGTAAAACCTATGGCTCCCTGTGTACCAGTTGAACCAGTATATCCAATTATACCCTGCGTACCAGTTGATCCGGTATAGCCAATAACACCCTGTGTACCGGTTGATCCAGTATAGCCAATAACACCCTGTGTACCGGTTGAACCAGTAAAACCTATGG